CAGACCTTTGCGTTTATCGCTGAGATTGACGACGACGACGACGAACTAGATGAAAACTGCTGGCCCAAAGCGAATCCGATGCTTGAATATGGTGTGGTCAAAATCGATTACCTCAGGGATTTGGCCGACAAATCAAGGGTAGATTCCACAGCACGCCACCAGATGCGCAGATATCATGGCAACAAGCTGACGTATTCATCGCGCAAGTCATTCACTCGCGAAGAGTGGGCGCGTGGAAATGCGGTCCCATCACTAGAAAACGTGACTTCGGTATATGCTGGGGTCGACCTTGGCTGGTGTGACGACTTCTCGGCAGTGGGTTATTGTGCGCCATTGGACTGGGTGTCGATCGAGGGCGAGAGCAAGAGACGATATGCGATCTGGTCGGAAGTGCTCATACCTAAGGGCACGAAGCGCAATCTTCGGGAGGAACCGTTCCTATCCTGGATTCAAAACCGACTTGTTCACGTAACCGATTCGGAATGGACAGACACCGAGCCAATCTACGCGTCACTGAGGGAGACCAAGCGACACTGGCGGCTAAAGACGGTGGCTTACGACCCCAACAACGCGAGGGAATTCGCGACCAACTGTGTCAACAAGATCAAGTTAGACATGTACGCATTCGCGCAGACACACGCAAAGTATCATGAGGCGTTCCGAGAGTTTAAGCAGGCGCTGCATGATGGCCGTATTTTGCATGGTGGCGAAGAGGTTATCGGCTGGTCGGCGCAAAACGTAGTAGAAGACACGAACCACGCGGGCCATACGATGCCATCCAAGAAGCGTAGCCAAGACAAGATCGACCCGTTTATGGCGGTGTTGATGGCGTTTTCCGAGGCGCTTTACTCAGGGCGAGTGAAGCCAAGTAAATACGAACAAGTGGCCCCTGTGACGATAGGGTTTAGCGATGGCTAAGGCAGCAGCGCGGAAGGCAACCGCAAAACCGGAGTCACGTGCTATCGAGGGCAAGTGGATCAATGATCTTCTTGGAGGAAACGCACGGGCATCGAGTGGCGTTATCGTGAATGGACACACGGCGCTAACATGTTCGCCAGTGTGGCAAGCGGTGGACGTGATCACAGCCGACATTTCCCGGATGCCGTTTCTGACGTATCGCACGACGGCCGACGGGCGCGGCAAGGAACGCGCGACGGACCATCCGACCTATAAGATCCTGCGACGATCCATCGGTGAAATGACCGCCAACTTGTGGCTATCTCGCATCCTGGGGCACGCATTACTGTACGGCAATGGATACAGCCGAGTGATCTGGCGTGGCTCGCGAGTTGTCGGCATGGAGTGGCTCCACGTCGACAGCGTACAGAGGTGGAGAGACGGACGCGAGGACTATTACCTAGTGCGATATCCGATGCACAGGGGTGGCGGCGTCGTCCGTGTTGCATTAGAGGATATGTTTCACCTAGTGGGCCTCACCGTGGATGACCTAGGCGGGCTGTCACTTGTAGACTATGCGAGAAATGCCATTGGCAGGCAGATGAGCGCGGAACATTACGCGGACGACTTTTTGGCAAACGACGCAACGCCTTCGGGATTCTTCACCCATCCGGGCGAGATGAGTGAGCAGGCGCAGCAACGGTTTTTGAATCGATTCACTCAGTCACACCAGGGCGTCGGGAACCGATGGAAGGTTGGCATCCTAGAGGAGGATATGAAATGGCAATCGGCCGGCATCACTCCGCAAGATGCTATGCTCGTGGACCAGTTGAAACTAGGCGTGTCGGATGTGGCGAGGTTCTTTAACTTACCACCGCATAAACTTGGCGATGCTTCGCGCGCCGCCTACAACACGTTGGAAAGTGAGGAAAAGGCGTACCAGAGCGGATCGCTAGGCAAGTGGACGTCGCGGTTAGAGTTCGAGGCGACCGACAAGCTACTACTAGATTCCGAGGTGGACGCGGGCTACTTCTGCGAGTTTCTGCAAGATTCCCACAATAAGGCAGACACAGCGTCGCGATACCAAGCCTACTCAATCGCGATTCAATGGGGCATCATGTCGAGAAACGAGGTCCGCGCGAAAGAGAATCTCAATCCGTATGAAGGTGGTGACGAGTATTTGACACCGCTCACCCACAGCCGACCATCCGATGCCATCGTGGAAGACGAGGACATTGAGGACGAACCTAGCGAACTAGAGGCAGATGAGCAGGAACCCGTCCCACAGGCCACCAGGACCGCCGTAGCGATCAGGGACGTGCTGGCCGCTAAGTTGGACGACGCAGCTAGGCTGCTGGCTAATGCAGCGACACGGGCCGCCAGCAAACCGGAGCGATTCTTAGCGGCGGTGAACGGATTGAATCGTCACACTGTGGCTATGAGAGGCATGACCACAGCAGCCGTCGAGGCAACGCAATCCTTCACCGGCCGGGCTGCTGGTGACGTCGTCGAGGCCATCCTGCGCGAGGCAACCGATCGGCTACTAGAGGCTGCGGAATGCCAACCCGAGGAGCTGGTGGGACGTGTGGCTGACGCGGGATCGGCATTACGAGCATGGGCGGCGGAGTTGGCAACTAGCCTAGTATTTGGGGATCTATCATGAGCTTGGAAAAACGAAGCACGACCAAGGCGCCCGACCTACGAGACAACGGGGACGGGCCGCCCACGATCACGGGATACGCTGCGGTCTACTACCGCTCGAACGATTCCAGCACGGAGTATCGTCTCTGGCCTGGGGCGGTCGAGCGGATCAAGCGGGGGGCATTCGATGGCGTTGTTGGCACGGCGGACGTCCGGGCGCTGTTTAACCACGACCCCAACCAATTGCTTGGACGCACTAAGGCCGGCACGCTGAAGCTTTCCGTGGACGACTATGGCCTACGGTATGAGGTCACACCATCCGACACAACCAGCTACCGCGATGTGGTCGAGTTATTGAAGCGTGGCGATATCGACGGCTCGTCGTTCCAGTTTGCGGCGCGCGATTCGTGGGAGGCCGTCGACGGAAAAGAAATCCGCACAATCGAGGAGGTTACCACACTGCTTGACGTCGGGCCTGTAACGTTTCCAGCCTACACAGGAACTACCAGCAACGCGCGGTCGGAGTTTGCCGAAGCACGATCAGCTAGGGACGCATGGGCGGAAAGGACTGACAGGATTACGGCAGCCGAGAAGGAATCCCGCCTACGGAAAATTGGTGACAAAGTATTGACACAGGAACAGACCTAGGTATATTGCGTGAAATGTCACCCGATGGCGAACGGCCAGGGCCATTTACACTAGCTCACTGAATGTCGCAACGGCAACAGTCTGCAACGATAGTTTCTCACCCAACTATCGACGGACAGTTGCCGTTTCTTTTTGGTAGTCCGTCGAGCAGCAAAACACGGATTACTGAAATGAAACTCAAAGAACTACGCGAGCAGCACCGCGCCGTCGGTGTGTCGATGCGCAAGCTGAACGACACGCTCGAAAATGAATCCCGAGGAATGACCGACGCTGAAAAGAGCCAATGGAATTCCTGGGTGGACGAGCGATCGAGCCTAGAGGAACGCATCTCCCGTGCGGAACAGATCAGCGATGTGTCGCATACCGCATCCGATGAGATGCGCGAACAGATCGACCGCAGCCGCTGGCAGGAATCGCGAGACACGCAAGAGGCTATGGCCAATCGTGTGCTAACGCCGGCCGATGAGCTGCGCGGGTTCACGGCGTGGGGCTTAGGCTCCAATTGCCACGACTCGGCCGATCGAGCCATTGCCGAACGCATGGGGCTGAATCTCCGGCAGAATACGATTCTGCTCAACCTCGATCGCGGCCACAGTATTGACGGGGCGGCGTTGCCAATTCCGCGAACTGTGGCAGAAGCACGTGCGCAATCGTCGATTCGCAGCGAACGACGTTGTGCCGAGGCCAGGCGTTGCGCAGAGGGGCTAGAGCGACGTGCGCAATCTGTCGGCACCAACACGGCCGGAGGTCACACGGTCCCCAACGAAATGATGCGACCTTTGGAGGAAGCGTTATTGGCGTGGGGTGCTATTCGTCAGTATTCCACGGTAATCAGCACTGCAACGGGTGCTACCTTGCCGATCCCGACCGTCAATGATACGGCCAACAAGGGCGAAATCATCGCGGAAAACGCTGCGACGAACGCTCAAGATGTGACGTTCGGACAGGTGACGCTTGGGGCATACAAGTATAGCTCAAAGTATATTCTCGTGAGCGTTGAGCTATTGCAAGATTCTTCGGTTAACCTGCCGCAGTTTCTTGGTGCGGCGCTTGGAACGCGAATTGGTCGAATCACCAACGACCATTTCACAACGGGCACCGGATCGGGGCAGCCGCAAGGTATCGTGACGGGAGCTGCCAATAGCTCGATCACGACTGCCGCTAGTGGAGCCATCACCTACAACGAAATCTTGTCGGTGTTCCACTCGATCGATCCAGCGTATCGCGCCAACGCAACTTGGATGTGCAACGATGCCTATAAGCTCGTGTTGCATAAGCTAGTTGACGGTCAATCGCGACCGATGATGATTCCTTCGCTCAACGGCGGAGAGGCCGATACGATCCTAGGTCGACCGTTGGCGGTTAACCAATCGATGGCATCGGGAACGTCGTCGAAGTGCTTGATCTTCGGTGATTTGAGCACGTATTACATCCGCGAAGTGAAGCAAATCGAGCTTATGCGGCTCGATGAACTGTATGCGTCATCGCATCAAGTAGCGTTCCTCGCCTTCGCTCGATACGATGGCAAAATCGTCAACGCGGGCACGAACCCAGTCAAGTACTTGACCGCTAACGCTGTCTAATGTGACGTCTCTTCCTCTCGCCACAATGCACCGTGGCGGGTGTTTGGCCGCCGTGCGCCATGTGCTCTCGTGCGTGGCGCACGGTTTCCATACCTACAACCTAAAGGCCAATTATGTTTATCCGAGCCTTAGAAGCTTTTGAAACTCCGAGCCACAATATCATCAAGGGCGCCCTGGTTGACCTGCCAGATGACCAAGCACGCGAAGCCATCGCATCAGGACTTGCCGTTGCCGTGGGCACCGAGACAGCTATCCAATCGCTGACAGGCGTCGAAGTGGCAACAGATCAAGCAGCCAAGACAATTGCTAACGTACTTGAAAACGTAGCAGTAGCAGTAACACAAGGGCCACCGAATGTTGACGACCACCCAGACCAGCAAGCTGCTAGTCAGCCTCGCAGAGGCCAAACGCCATCTTGGGCTAAGCGATAACGATCACGATACGGATGTCGAAACGCTCATTAGGGCAGCAAACAATTACCTAGTGCGTCGCACGTCGCGGACGCTGATCGACACAACGTACGCTTTGAAGCTTCACGCGGATGAGTGGTGTCCTGGAGATCGAAGTGCACTAGAACTACCGAACGGGCCAGTACGATCAATCACTACGGCTAAATACTATGACGTGGATGGGGTCGATACGGATCTACTGTACCAATTGGCAACTGACGACTTTCGCGCAGAGCTGTGGCCAACCATTGGCGCATCGTGGCCATCGGTGCAGGCAGAGCGAGTTGACGCAGTACGAATCACCTATGCAGCGGGGCCAGCGGCGGAACCACTTCCGGAGGCGAAGCGAGCAGCATTATTGTTAGTTCGACATTGGTACGACAACCCGTCGGCAGTGGTGACAGGAGCCGTTGCTACAAAGATTGAGTTTGCCGTGGACTCTCTGTGTCGATCCCTGGGAGTCGGACGTTATGCCCACGTTTAAGCTGACCACGTTTGCATCGATTGTGTCGCCAGCAGAGTCGGCAGACTTCGAGACACTGGCCGCGCGCGATAAGGCCGTGTGTAATGCTTGGGTAGATATCATGCCGATCACAGGAAACGAACGCGTGGTGGCACAGCAGCTATACGCATCGGCCACCTATTCGATTGTGATGCGAAAGCAGCGAGCGGCAATAAGTCCACGCATGGTTGTGGTGGCCAATGGAGATCGATATCCGATCACGTCCGTGCTTGAAGCCCCAGAAGGCTACCTTAAGATGATGTGCTCCAAGGCGGTGTGCTGATGGCAAGCATGATCAGTGTTACAGGGATAGCCGAAATAGATGCCAAGATGGCTGCGATGCCGGTAAGCCTGAGGAACAAAGCATTGCGAAAAGGCTGCCGAGAAGTTGCCAAGGTCACGCTGAAAGAGGCGAAGGCGAGGGCGCCAAAAAAGTCAGGTGACCTAGCCCGAAGCCTAGTCGTGAAGGCAACAAAGATCAGTAGGAAGAACCGGAAGGTCCTTGTTGGTGTGTCGGTAACGACTAAGGCCGGCATGTTCCAGGGCGACCAGTTCTACGGCGGATTTCTGGAGCTAGGCACGACGCAACGGGTTCAGAAGACAACGGGGCGCGCAACGGGGAAAATCGACAAAACGCGTTGGGAGTTTCTTCGGCCGGCCTTGTCATCTTTCTTGGAACGCAAGACGGAGATTTTTCGATCGACAGTGGCCAAGTGGATGACAGAGCAGGCAGACAAGCAGATAGCCAAGTACAACGCAGCTAGGACAGGGGCCGGAACAGAGTGAGCGTTAACGTGGCACTATATCGATACCTCACCGATCAACGGGCGTTGCCAGGCCATCCAGCCGAGCGATTCGCTAAGCCACGCGTGGTGGGTGAGGTGACATGTCTGACGCGAAATGATGCGAGGCAGGCGATACGGGACCGCGTAGGCAAGCAGATCTACTTGGAGCGTGTGCCGCAATCGGTTGGCCACACAGCAATCGAACTGCGGACGATCACGAGTGAATCGGAGTATGGGATCGCAGGCGAGGAAGATCACGGACTAGAGTTGCTACTTGCCACAGTACATGCCCGGCAGGCCGATGCAGCCATGAGGGCCAACAATACGGCCTCTTTGCTGCGGCTAGCAATCAGTGGCTATAGCGGCGACTACTGGGGCGATACGTATATCGGCGAGTGCCTCGTGGAATCGCAGTCGACGCAATCGACACCACCAGGTGATGGGTCGGACGACTGGACGCACTCAGTCACGCTCGATGTGTCGGTACGATATAGCGCGAACGATACCGCCACCTATCCTAGCGATCTTCTGCGAACCGTAATCGACGTGCTACAAACGGGATCGCAGTTGCGATTGTCGACGCTGCGTTCAGTCGTTGTGCCAAACAGGCCACTAGCGACGGCCCATTGGGTTATCCGCAACGGCAGCGCAGCAGGTGCCATCGTGCTGACGATCAGCGGTGTGGCTCACTCGGCCAGCACGGTGCCAGACACAAGCGGAACATTCGCCAACCCGGTCCTCGATACATCGTTGATTAGTCTCCCTCCCACCTATCACATTTCTTGCACGCTGACCGATGACACCGGCAGCACAAGCAGCGCGGAGTATACCAATGCCTAGAACCGGAATCAGTGGAACACTTGTGCTATCTAGCGGATCTACCTTCACCGCGCGATACAAATCCATCTCAGCGCCAT